GTTGTTGGTCGTTACCAAATATTCCAGGGTAACAACTAAATGGGTCTTGTAATTCAGCATAGGGATAAGGGTTACCATCTTTATCTCTTTTGTGTCCAATAGTCCAAGCTATAAAACCATAACCAGGTAGCCATCTAGCTGCTTGTGGTAACTGCATGTGTAGCTTTTGGAATTTATCATAGGATGTAACAATGCGTTCTACTTTTTCTGATTTTTTTCTAGCTCTCTCACTATCTTTTTCATTTATAATATCTACTTTTAAATCTGGACTTCTACCTAATTTTTGTGCAAATCGTTCTAACGCAGTTAAAAATAAATTAGGTGCAGGTAACTCGTGATATTCTACATTGACAGAATTACCCAACAGTGCTTTTACAGCAGCTTCACCACCATTCATAATGTCACGAATCCTAGACCTATCAATCATTTGTTCTTGATTTATAACTCTAAGATAATCTATTTTATCGTATAATTTTTTACTATCTAATGGCATTTAACTCCAACTATCTATATCCATACTACTAGGTTCGTACCCTTCAAAGCTAGGACTATATTCATATCCTAATTCTGCAAAGCGTTCCTTTTGCATACGCCTAATTGCTCTCATTGGAAACCAACTAGCCATAACTATGTCAGTTTTAGTTCCAACACTTTTGCTTTTATTTTTAGCAGAGCTGAAATAAACCAACTGACTTGTATATAAGTTTACCTTTTCTTGTGCTTCAAAGCTAAGATATGGCAAAGAAATATTTTGTTCCTGGAACATAGGTCGCATTGCTGTAACACCATACAAAGGGTCAAATTTATTTTTATATGTTTCGTGACCTTCTAAAAATATACCATGACTTGATGCAAACTCTCTAATACTTCTATCTTGTCTAATAGCTTTTTGAAAACCATTTTCTTCTATTACCCAATGTGACAAGTTATACTTCATCCACCATTCCTTCATTATTTCTAATGCTTGTGGTATACCACCACCAAGATTGTTGTTCATATCTACCATGTGTAATTTATTTTCTACAGGTTCGTATGCCCACAAAAATGCAGCTTGGTAACCTGTAGATGCAGGGTCTAATCCTGCAATTAATCTTGTACCATGTGGTATGTGTCCTATGTCACGCTTTTGGTCACGACACTCTTCTATTTCTACTCTGTCAAATAATGCAAGTCCATCAGGCATTGCAACATTAAGATACACCATTTCGTATATAGCTCTACCACCTGTAGTTTCTGCTGCTCGTTTTCTATCCATTAACCATTTGTAAGTTCTTTTACCTGACCACAACATACAATCTTTGTGTTCGTCTTCGTTCCAATCAGGTTTATTACAAGCAGTGTCATGTGCTTCTTCTACAATAGTTTTCCAAGATTCGTTATCTAATAAGTGTGAATATAAATCGTCATAGTGTTGTCTTGAACCAATAACAACCATAGCTGTATGTTCCTCTTTACGACTTGACAATGTTGTTGTCCACCAACTCCTGGTATTTTCTCTTGATGCAGGTTGCATAGTAGAAGTGTGGTCCTCAATGTCGTCTGCAATAATTATGTCACAGTCACGACTAAGTATTTTACCACCTCTACCTATACCCACCATAGTAGGTGACTTAATACCAGTAACTGTTCTAGTTCCTACAGTAAATCCATTTTGTGACCAAGATTTACCTGTTCTTGTACTAGGTTTAAATTTTGGACCAGGACCACATATTTCTTCTATTAACAATTCGTTACTTTCGAGTTGGTCTAGTACAGAGCTAACTGCGTTCTTAGCTATTTCTTCGTTACCACCTACCCATAAAATACGAATGTTAGGTTTTGTGCAAATGAGCCACACTGCAAAATGTATTAATAAATCTGTTTTACCATGTCGTGGTGGTGATAATATCATCTGTTGTTCACCATTTTCTATAGCATCTAAAATAGAATTAATCCACTTAATATGAAAATCTGGTGTTTCGTATGCTTCACCTTTTTCTGTCTGAAAATATCTATCTCTAAAATTTTTAAAATCTTCTAATGTTTTTTCTGCAACCTGTGGTAACTCCCAATTTTTTTTCTCTAGTTCATTTTCTAAATCTTCTATGTATGCGTTATATGCCATAGATACTGCAGCAATAGATGTGTCTAATATTTTTGCTACATCAGATAATGTATTTTTTTCTTTAAGTATTTCTTCTGCTAATCCTGATTCGACTATGTCGTTATAAACTTTACCTCTACGAGATTGTACATTTTTTTTGCTAGGTATTTCTAGTACATCAGTTTCTTGTGTCCACTCAATGCCTTTTTTCTTTGCTCGTTTTTTTTGCATTGATATTCTGTTATAACATCTATCACTACAATATTTTCTTTTACCTTTAGGTAAAGGTCTATGACATCCTGCTGCGTAACAAATTTTATTTTTTTCCATAATTTTTACAATCTTTATTTTTACATTTCATGTCGTCACTTGGTTTAAGTGGTCCACCACAGCGAGGACAAGATACATTTATCAAAATTATTTTTTAATTTTTTTTATCTTTCCATTATGTGTACGAGCAAATTTATGTGTTTTGGTTTCTCTAATTAAAGTACCATAGTATCTTTTACCACCCCACATCCAACTTACTCTTTTGCCTTTTGACATTATTTACCTACCTTTTTCTGTGCATTGACATGTGCTTTGCTAAAGCTAGTACCTCTACGCATAGAGTTGTACATGTATTGCATGTGTTTTTTTGTGTGATGTTTAGAATGTTTTTTCATAGCCTTCTGTTGGCTTTTACTTAACTTAGAAACATCAACACCTTTTACCTTCATTGTTTACTTCCAACCACGCTTCATTTGTGCGTAGGCTTTTTTAGATATAGTTGATTTCTTTTTTGACCTAGATGTACCTTGTACTTTTCTTCTATGTATATTTGCTACCAAACTATTCTTACCTGAACTATGTGGCATTATATCTCCTTACCACATCTTGCAAGACCAATATCTTGCAGATGTCTTATCTGTTGCTGTATCACACTTGTGTCTTGCTCTAAAAGATTTTCGTGCTGCAGCATTATCTTTTCTTATCTCCATGTTAGGGTCACCGAACATAACTTTTTTTACTTTGTCGCCATCCTTAACATAAACCTTAAATTTTTTACGACCATGTCCAGGCTCACCTTTACCAATCCTGGAAGGTTTGTTTAATGTAACTGTTTTACCCTGGTATGTAGCCATTTATAATTTTTTTCTTCTTTTACTATCTCTTAATTTTTTAAAATCAGCACCAGTAATCTTATCGAATGGTGGTGCTTGTTTTGCTATCTTTTTTTGCTTAGGTGATAGCATTAGTAACCCATCTTTTTCTTTTTGCCTTTTTTCTTTTTTTTACCTGGCATTGTGCCTCCTCTATATCAATATTATTACTATATCATATTGTTGAAAAAAAATTTTTTTTTGAAGATTCGTATAGCGTACCCTTCACTTGCGTGAAGGGCGTACTATACAAACAAAGAAAGGAGGGCTATGAAGTATGTCCTAAATAAACCAAGGAGGTTTGAATAAAGACTTCATGCCTTTCTTGTTTGTTTATTATATCATGTTGGTTGAATAAACAAAAGGATTCGCATTTAAATTTTATTGTGGTATGGTAGAGAAACAAGCAAAGAGTTCTTCCTGCTTTTAGAAAAGGATTCTTGATAAAAACATCAATCAAGTGGTTTAGCAGGTCCATGGTAACTAGGGTAAAAGCCTATTACTTCACATTTGTTAATTTGCACTATATTTAGTTCATTCTGGTTTGGGAGGGAGTGACACAGGGTTAGCACCACAACATAACAATCATTTAAGAAATATACTTAAAAAAATTACTTTTACTAGCAATAATGGTACATACAAGACCTAGTACCACTACATATAGTACCCCCTTTAACAGCATATTCTAAAGGGATTAACAACGAAGTTGTTGCCACCCCAGATTAAACCTCCCCCTATTCAAACACTACAATATATAGACTATTTCAAATTACTATATGTTGTATCTGTACAATAATGCACTAGATATAGTACTACAATATATAGTATGTATAACAGGGTGTACCTTTTTTATAAATAACTGCAGAGGGATATCAGGTTTAACTATTAGATTCACCACAAAAAAAATAAAGAAAATACTTTGCATAAATCCTGGGTAGTGTAATGTGGATATTACAAACAAAAATACCTAGGAGGGTACACAATGAAATACATAATAATAAATAAAGATACAGGGCGAATAATTGCATTTGATAACAAGAGTGCATTTATGGCGTTCTGTTACAACTATCACCATTTGACAGGTCAGAATATTGAAACTGCTCAATGGTTCAATATTGAGGTCGTAAAAGATTATGACCAACTTGGGAAGGTGGGTGAATAATGGAAAAAGAATACTTAGAAGCAATTACAAAAGTAATTGATTTGGATGTGGAACTTGATTTATTAGATGGCTCTACCTTTGTAGAATTGCAGAATATACAAGCAAAATTACAAAGAGAATTAGGGGGTGAATAATGACTGATATATGGGATGAAGTAGATTTGAAAACTGATAAAAGAGAATCTCTTGACATTCATATAACCAAGCAAAATATTCAAAGAACATACCAGGAATCTAAGTACAGTGTAAAAGTTTCGTACACTGCCAAAGGCTTTTGGGGAACTGATAATTTTGTGCTTAGAAGAGATAAAACATTATCAGAATATAGTGGTTCTGGCGAGTGGCGTGTCAGTTGGTCTTCTGGTGGTCAGGACGATTCTATTAATGTAATTACAAGATTGGAAACAGTTCAGCATATTATGGAAGATATGAAATACTTTTTAGAGTATGGAAAATTTATGAACGAAACAGAGGAGGAAGAAGAATGAACAACATAAAGACAGAGAGCAAACGAATCAAAACAAACTCAACAGGCTCAATGAGCCGAGAAGTTACAAAGGATGGCGTAACGCTCTTATATAGTTACGACACCATCGTGGGCTATGTTATGCCTGAACGAAATCCAGACATACAAAAAAGGTGTGTTCTGGTCAAGGGCAACACATACTCGCAAACGAGTGCCATACACATAGGCAAATACAGAGATGAGTTTGGGTTAGAACCAGACGACACATTTATATATACAGCTTTTACAAGAAGAGCTGCCATTGATGGCGTTAATGTATATGGTGGATGGAATCATAACGAGGGAGTAGCAGGAAATTTACCCTGGTATTTAATAGCAGTAGCAAACTAACCTCCCTAGGTACGAATAGAGCGTAGGAAACTACGCTCTATTTTTTTTTATCTATTACTCATAATATATCCTTTAGTTTTTCCTATAAAGAAGACTGTATGAGTTTT